CAAACCGAAAAAAACCGTGATGTCTTTACAACTTCAGAGCGTCCTGATGTCGCACAACCCCTCAACAAGATATCGTCACCCCTGTCCATTGCGGATGAGGTGGCCTTATGCCCCGATATGGACAGCCTCAAGACGCTGTATAATCGGGTGCAGTTAAAGCTGTCAGCTAATGACAGGGAGTTATTCACCAAAAAGAAACAGGAGCTATTAAGCAAATGAACAGTTGCACATTTTGCGGCAGATTAGGCCGTGATTCAGAAATCAAAGAGGTTGGCGATAATAAGTTGCTATCCTTTACCCTCGCCTCTGACACAGGCTATGGGCAGAACAAATCAACAATCTGGATGGACTGCTCCATCTGGGGTGAGCGTGGCGCAAAGCTAGCTGAGTACCTAAAGAAAGGTACAAGCGCCACAGTTATCGGTTCAATCTCTGAGCGCGAGTATCAGAACAAGGAAGGCCAGACAGTTAAGGCTTTGCAGATGCGTGTTAATGAGATTGACTTCAGCAACCCAAAGCCAGCCAGCAATGGTGCAGGTCAGGCAATGGACGATGAGATTCCCTTCTAGTGTTTAGACGGGAGAAGCGGAAAACAAAGCAATCGCGCTATCCAACAGTCGACAATTACGCCGACTGCGCTCATTGCGGAAACCGCTTCAACTATCGCTATCAGGGAACGATTACACTTGCAGGAGAGGAGTTTTGTACCGATGAGTGTGCTAGAGAAAATTATATCAAGTCTGTTAGGGAAAGGGACGAAACAATCCCGTTTGACGCACTATGATAAACAAATCGAAAGGGTCGTTAAAGTCACCAGCGAAGTCACAGGGGTGCCAGTCTTGGAACTGCTGTCAAAGCGCAGAGCCAACGCAACCGAGCGACACATCGCTATGTATTTGTCAGTCAGATTGCTGGGTTGTTCATATCCAGAAGTGGGCAGGGCATTTGGGCGTGACCATACCACCGTCATGTACGCGGTAAAGAAGCTGGATAAAAGAGGGCGGGGAAGGACAAAAACCACCCGAATTTTGAAGGAAATTGAGCAGTGTCTGAGCGCATGACACTTAGGTACGTCATTCATGGCGAGATAAAAAAATACGAGAAAAACGGGTGGGTTATTGTCTCCCACCTGTCTTATCCTCACAGCAACCACGCAGTGCTAATGAAGAGGGTGCAAGATGACTGACCCAGTTAATCACCCCGAACATTACACCAGCGGAAACATCGAGTGCCTTGACGCTATCCGTGCGGCGCTCGGTGACAATTACAAGTATTATGTGCAGGGAAATGTGCTAAAATATATCTGGAGATTTAATCACAAAAACGGGCTGGAAGATTTAAAGAAGGCTCGGTTCTATCTGGATGACCTTATAGCGCATGATGACCCTGCATAATAAATTTGTAGCAGACGTAACTTTATCACAAACAACATCCGGCCTAGCTGGAGAATATATAGCCGCCGCGTCAGTCCTTGCTAGGGGCTGGCGCGTTGCTTTAGCGCAACAGGACGCTGTTGACCTTATAGCTTGGCATCCAGACACGGGGCAAATGATGCGGGTGCAGGTCAAGGCCTGTCAGGCAAGTCGGCAAGATTCAGGACACAAGCATCGAGTGCATTTTCAAACAGGTCTGGGCGGCAAGAAAAGACTGCCGACAATAGCCGACTATGACATTCTGGCTATGGTCAGCACAGAGCAAAGAGTGGTATGGTATTTGCCTGTGACTTCTATCAACGTCAAGAAGTTCACCAAGCATACAACATTTTTTGAAGCGACAGACCTCGAATCAGATAGCTGGGCTAGAGCAGTGGAGATAATAAATGAGACAAATTCCAAATCGCAGACCGTGCATAACAACCAACGTGGGCGCAGGCATGGCAGTGACCGTTAGCTTTTGCCCTCAGACGGGTGATGCTATCGAGGTGTTTATGAGTGCGCGGGGCAAGGCCAGCGATAACGAAATGACGGACGCTATGTACAATTTGGGCGTTACTGCTTCCAAGCTGATGCAGGGCGAGTTTGACGAGGCGATATGATGAATGACAGCGTAGACAAGCTTATAAAGCAATTAAAGAAGCATGAGGGCATAGAGCTAAAGCCCTATAAATGCACCAGCAATAAACTGACCATCGGCATAGGTCGCAACCTTGAAGATGTCGGCATCAGTGAGCATGAGGCCGAGTTTTTGCTGATGAATGACTTGGATACTTATATGACAGCCGCCAAGTCTTACAACTGGTATGCTGGCCTGAACGATGCGCGGAAGGCGGTTATCGTGAATATGCTTTTCAATATGGGGCAGACCAACTTTAATAAATTTCTGAAGATGAAGCAGGCTCTTGATGTGGGTGACCATGCTGAGGCCGGAAAGCAGATGCTGGATTCGAAATGGGCAAAGCAAGTCAAAGGCCGGAGCGAAGAATTATCTAAGCAAATGGAGACAGGCAAATGGCAACAATAATGGATGAGTGGAAGGTGATGCCTCGGCTGGCCTTCCTAGCAATGATTATAATGGCCTACAGAGTGGCTGGTTGGTATATGTACGACTTGGACATCGCCAGTCGGACAGTCGAAGCTAGCGGCTTCTGTAGCGTTGTTATTGGGGCTCTGACAGGTAGCTTTGCAATCTGGTTAGGGAAAGAAAAGTAAATGCCCAAGCTGAACGAAAACACCGAACTGTCATTACCGCTTAGAAATATTATTTCTATGGTAATGGCGGCTAGCCTAGCGACATGGGCTTACTTCGGGGTCATCGAGAGGCTAAATCAAATCGAGACTAACATCACTATGATGAAGGCTGACTTGGGGCAAAACACAGAGTTCCGCATCAAGTGGCCTAGAGGAGAGATGGGTAGCCTGCCTGCTGATTCAGAGCAGTTTATGCTGATAGAGCATATAGCCTCAGAGCTAGAGAAGCTACAAACAGAGATAGAGGAAGGCAGAGCGCCGTATGACCAGCAACAAAAACTGACGCTGGACTTTTACGAAAAGAGAATCAGTAACCTTGAACAGCACATAGAGAAACTTCGCAATGGCAATCATTGAAATGACATTTGTATTGTTGCTGACTATTGGGCAAGAGAGGCTGGAATACACACCGTATCAGTCATTGTCAGAGTGCCTGTCAGTGCGGCGCAAGATAAAGCGCAATGTGGGTCACTCTAGCAACTTTGACCAGAAGTGGTCGTGCAAGGAGTTGAGGGTTAAAATTCAAGACGGGCAAATATTGGAGATATTATGATACAGGCACTGTTACCCATTGTGGGTGAGCTTGCTGGGGGCTGGCTCAAGGGCAAGGCTGAGAAGCAAGTGGCTAAAAACAAAGTCGCTGTGGCGAAGGCTGAGGCCGAGGCTGAGGTGATGAAGGTAGCCGCCACGCATGAAGCTGGCTGGGAAAAGGTCATGGCTGAGGCCAGCAAGGATAGCTGGAAGGACGAAGCATGGACTATCCTGTTCATAGCCATAATCGCAATGTGCTTTATACCGCCGTTACAGCCGTTTGTAGAGCGAGGCTTCGATGCGCTGGATAAAACCCCCGAATGGTTCCAGTGGGCTATGTACGCCTCTATAGCGGCTTCCTTTGGCCTAAGAGGGCTGAGTAAGGTGAAGAAGTAATGCCGGAGTGGTTACAATACTGGCTGGTGGCTATGGTTACGCTGAATACCACCGTTAATCTGATAGTTTTCTTTAGAGGCCGAAAGTTCAAGTCATAAGAAAACCCCCCAAGCCGAAGCTCAGGGGGCAGTCAGGGAGGAAAGGACTGACATCAGAAAGGAGTGAAACTTTGACAGTCCTCTCTCCTTTGTACAAAAGATAGCGCCGCATTGCAAGAAGCGAAGCGCATCACCTGCACTAATTTTCTGCCGTCAAATATTTGCACCAGCCAATCACCTTGCTTTGGGCGTTGCTTTATTTTGTGCTTGTAAGTTGTTAGCCACATTTCTGCCTCCTATATAATTTCTGCGCCATACGAGCTTATCATAGGCTCTGAGCGTTTCTCTGCTGATGGGTTGCCCCGCATGGTCAGCATATTGAAACTGCTCGTTAAGCTGTTCGATGAGGGAGTCAATTTCCCCCACCGAAAAGCGTACATCAAATCGTTTCCAGCAGATAGGCTTCATATTAATCACCTGCCATTGAGCGCTCATACTCATCCTTAACCATTTCAAGCCCCTGCTGAAGCTCCTCTATCTGCATCCTGATAGAAAAAATACGCTGTTCAAAATCGGTCAATTTTTCAGATTGCACTGGCTCTCCCGCTGGCACACAGAGATGGTAATTTTGAAGGGAACATTCAGCCTTCCATAAGCTAGAGGCCACCTCGCCAAGTTCTCTTATTTGACCATATTTAAAAAACTGAGCACCGCCTGTTTCAGAGTTCTTATAATGGAACATCTCTTCAGAACCAATTTTCGTAACGTGGTTAAAATCTGACAATTTCATATCATTATCTTTCCAAATAAACTCGGTCATCATGAAGCCTCCTTTAGCATGGCCTGATAATGGCGCAAGTCTCTTTTCCACTCGCGCTTGCTTCTTTGCGTCATGGTGCTACCAAAAATTCCGAGGTAGTTTTTGATATAGTAAATTTTGCTATTTATTTCAGCGACTGTATAAGTCATTTTTCACTCCTCTGACTGTGGGGATACCCCCC